GTTTGTTATATTTATTATAATAAAAATATGAATGTTCTTGAAATTAAAAATGCTAATAAAAAAGCGATTAAATATGTGCCGTTGGGTGATTAAATGGAAGAAGCAAAACAATGCGGAGTATGTGGGTTTTACCTACATTTAGATTTAACCACTAGTGAACACGAATGCAGTAACTGTGGAGGTGGAACCTTTGAACAAGAGGTATGAAATGTCAGTTAAGATTCTTAACTGTATTATTAGGGCAACTCATGATAAAAATGATGAACTATTAGATAAGGTATGGGATTTACTGTTTGGTTCTCATGATTGGTCCCAAACACAATTAGAGTCCTTTGGATTTGTTTTTGAAGGAGAGGAAGAATAATGGCTAAGAAAAATTACACTAAATGTGGATATGGATTAGCCCAAAATAAAAGTGAGGATAATTGTCCCCACTGTAAAAAATATAGGAGTGATTAAATGCAACTCAATGAACAAAAGAAAGAAATTACGAACAAAGAATGGGAACACTGGAAGCAAGTTATTGTTAAGGTGTTTAACCAATATGGACAAACACAATATGACCAACGATTCTTAGATGAAATATGGCACGTATCAACAAAGGTCTTACCGGGATTAGAGGTAAGTGTAATAGTAGATGGTAATAATAAATTGTATATTAGTAAAGGAACAGGGGTGTTTGTTGATTACACAGATGAAAATGTAGCAGGTATGAGGATTCCAATTAAGTGTTGGATTCATACACACCCTTTCGGGCAAGCATATTTTAGTGGAACAGATTGGAGAACAATCAATACACAAAGACCTATTCTTATGGAAGCAATTGTCTTAGGTGATAAGCAATCTATGAGATGGGAAAACAATCAAAGTGAAGGAGATATGCTATACAGGACGGAAGCAATATGTCTGGACATAGAGGAAGAGTAAATACTATTAGATTCCCAGTTAACGTCTTAAGTATCAAGTGCCCAATCTGTGATGGTAAAGAATGTAATGTATGCAATCTTACCGGAGAATTGGAACTTGATGGTCCTATGTGGGTCGAGGTTCAAGAACCTCATATTATTAAATGGATAAAAGACAATGCTCAACGGGTATCATTTGAAAGTAGTCGGCTGTATGGTATTACACCAACGGTAGAAACCTACAAGGTTCAGGGACAAAAGCAAGTGATTTCTGTAAATAGCATAATGGGAGTAGTATTTATTATTACAGATTTAAACAATAAAATATTAAAGTATTTTTATAACAAAAAGGAGATGGAAAAATGGTTAGCGAAAGAGAAGTAAAGAGAATTATTGCCGGGTGTATTCCCGATAGGCAGTTTAAGGCAGCAGCGCGAGAAGCAATTGCTCATCGCACACAAGAATTTATGGAAGAATTTATTAAAAGCATATTAAATTATACTAAAACAGACAGTGAAAGAATAACTGCAAACCATGTTAGTTTAGCATGGGTATACTATAATGATGCCCTAAAATCTATGGGGGATGAAACAAATGTTGATGAGTGATTTTGCACAAAAGATGGAATCATATCTCGATATGACCCCAACACAAATTATTAACAGTATTGTTGCTGATAATGATTTATCAAAGGACTGGTCCATGTTCTACCACACACTAACAGATAAGTTTAGTAATGTGGGTTTAGGAGCAAAGAACCTTTTACCACATATTGCTACACATCTGGGATTAGATGATGAAGGACTACAGGATTTAGTAGATGATTTTGGTGGAGTTCCCGAACTACTTGAAGAGTTTGGAACTGATGCCGGTGATTCTATTGACTATTGTTTATATGATGCCTTTCACCCACTATCTATTGCAGAAGATATAGTAACCGCTAGGCAACTATTCATGGAACGTTTTCGTAATATGAATAAACTAGAAAAGAAGTGGTATACAGCAGTAGTGATAAACCAAAAGAGAAATGGTGCAGGTGATAATGTAACTAAAAAATCCCTGCAAAAGAAGTATCTTATCCCATCAGCAGATTTCAAGACGGCACTTAAGTTCAATAATCTAAATATTATTATTGATGAAGTGTGTCAAGGTAATGGTGTAGGAGAACTATTGGTTCCAGAGCCGGGTAGTTACGTTAAACCTCAACTAGCAAAAACAGCAAAGACCCTGCGAGGAACTTTTTATGCTGATGTTAAGTATGATGGTATTCGTGCTCAGTTCCATAGAGATGAAAACGGTCATGTATGTATCTTTAACCGTAAGGGTGTAGATATTACAGAGAAGTTCGCAGACCTCGATGTTGAATCTTGGGGTGAACAATATGATGAGTTCATTCTAGATGGTGAAATTGTACCTGTTAATGAGCAAGGAGATGTTCTTGAGTTCAAGGAGATTATGCCGCGTATTCATGGTAAGACACCAGAGGTGCGTAACCGTGTAGCGGTTAAGGCAATCATATTTGATATTCTCACCTTCAATAAGCAAGACACGTATAGTTTCGGATATGGTAATCGACTAGATACTATCCGTATGCACTTTCCAAATGTCAATATTACAGATACTGAAATCGTTAATGGTGAAGAGGAAATCCGAGCCGCCTACGATAAAGCAATCAAGGCTGGTTATGAAGGTTTAGTCCTTAAAGGGGCCAACCAAGTATATGAGCCGGGTAAGCGTTCATGGTTAAAACACAAACCTGCTCTAGTAGATTTGGATTGTGAAATAATGGATGCTACAATGGGTTCAGGTAAAAGGGCCGGACTTTACGGTTCATATCTTATAGGTGTTAGAATTGATGGTGAACTTACACCAGTGGGTTCCGTGGGAACTGGTTTCACTGATTTGGATTTAGAAATGGTTCACGAATATCATAATGATAACCCAGTCACTATAATGGAAGTGCATGCTGATATTGTAACTCAAGACCAAGATGGAAATATAGGACTTAGATTCCCGAGGTTTATTAGGCTCCGCACCGATAAAGATGTGCCTAGTGAGTTCAAGTCAGTTAAGGAGATGATTGGATAATTGCTATTAGCAATTAAAATATGGGAGTGGTTTAAAATGATACCCAAAGACATAAAATATAAGAAGCCAAAAATTACAAAACAGAATAAAGAATACATTGCCAAGCAGCAAGAAAAAATTAAGCAAGAAAACATTAGATGGTATCTAACCCATCCCGGCTGGTGGAATACTAAT